TAAAGTCGAGCAGCGTAAAGAATGACACCAGAGCAACACCAGAGCGACACCAGAACGACACCAGAACGACGCCAAAAATCTCAATATGATGTTCACCTGGCGAACGTATATTAGAATTTTCTAATGTGCCCTGGCGAGCGTGTCCACGGTATGGGATGCGCTAAGGTCTTAGTGGTAGGGTGGGTATGGGTCGCGTTAGATAGTGGCGTGGCGACGATTGTAGAAGGTCTCAGCGGTATCGTTTGATGGGGGTTGTGAGTACCGAATAGGGCTGTATCGAGTACTCAAATTGCAGGCAATAAAAAAGCGCTCCGAAGAGCGCTCAATAGGTTAGGTTTATTTTAGTTTATGGTTATGACTTGGTAAGTGCTGCGATGTCGATTCCAAGCTCCGCGGCGATGTCAACGAAAGCGTCAAACTTTGCTTTCTTATCGGCTGCATCGATAGGATCAGTAGCGCTAATCTTCACGCTGTTACCGAATCCGTTCGGCTTGTGAACATTGGCGCTCGCAGACTTACGCTTGGCGGCAGTCTTAGACTTTTTACCGGGCTTCTTCTCAGCCTGCAGGAACATAGGGTATTCGTTGATATCGATACCGTCCGCTTTGAAAGCATAATCGAATTTATCCAATTGAATCAAAGCTTTAAGCTTGGCCGGTACTTTCTTGACTTTCTTGTAAGCTTCAACCTGACCGGCGGTTACCGCGCCATCGTGCAGAGCACTCATTGAAGCTTTAATGTTACCAACAAATTTGTTGCGAATCTTAGTATTGCTTGCGGCAATACCTAATTCAGCGAGCATTAAATCTGCTAGGTGATATGAAGGCGACCATAAGGCCCGATGATTAACAATGGAATCGGCATCTACTGTCACTTTTTCGCCGCGTTTAGTCGTGTATGTGATTGTTTTATTTGGCATCTTGGGTAATAAACCTCGTTTAGATTGAAAATCAGCGGAAATCCCGCCAGAAAGCGAACAATAGGGCAATCAATCGGAGATGTCAAACGCTCCGTTAACTGATTGTTTCTACTGCTATTATTTTGAATGGCGATTAATCCTCCTAAATAAAATTATAATTGAGCATATTAGAATTTTCTAATGTTCGCCAGGTTATATTAGATAATACTAATACAACTTAAACTACATGTAGTTGCGTGTAATCTAAATTAAATTATTCTTTATACTGCTTGATGCCCTAACGTGACACTGACTTGCCCTGTCACGTCAATCGATACTCTCATCTCGAATGGGTTGGCGAGCGTACCAAGCCACACCATAATCTCTTGACAGTAATTGTGCTTATCGGGAACGACAACGCAATACTCCAATCCTTCCTCGACGCCTAGTCCTAATTCCTTAAGGTCTACTGATTCCCAGTATTTCCCTAGCTCTTCGAGTACTTTTATCTGCGACTCTGTAATATACACATAGCACTTAAAGTGGTCCGTTGATTCTATCCATACTTGCGTCATTACTTTAAAACCTCATCAATAAGTAAAAAATTTTACTGCATAGCACCCAAAAAGTTAGATGCTATACGTTAAGATTTTATTTAATCCTCGTCGGGTAAGTGATTCAAGGATATTTCGCGCTCTGTCCATTGATTACTTATATTAGCTTCAGGAAATACCGCTTGTGCCGCTTCGAGAGTTTTATAAGATTCAATATAACATTTTCTTGATTGACCGGCCAACACTGAGTAGGTTGGATATTCGTCCCACCCATAAACTACGAAGTCATCTATACCTTTCTGGTTAATCGTGTAATCATCAAAAGTTTTTGATTGTCGCATAATAACTCCTAATATTTTGGTTGAGTTTTGTGGTTGAGCAAAAACACACTAGCAAACGACAGCGCGACTGTCAACCGTGAGCACCATTGTTATTAAGTTATCTTTTAATTACTTTTAGGTATAGTATTTTGTTCAAGACTATCAAAATTTTCCTTACATTCTGAGCACATACGATTAAGTTTTGACTTGTAGCAGTACCCGGATTTCACATACCAACAACAATATGAAACTCCTAATGGTGCTAAAATATTTGCTGCAGTATTAAAAGTCTTTGATTTAGTTTGCTGATTCATTTTATTAATCCTTTATGCAAATTTTATAGATGATAAAGATGTCATTGTCATGTCAGACCTTAAATGTGTACAGTATAAATTTTTATTAGAGCTATTGGGTTTTAAACCAGAACCTAAATTCGGTAGGCTTTTAATCTCTAGCAAAATAGTAGTCACATCTTCGATTGTACAGTACCCTGTAATGTCGCTAACCCTTTCATTTTCTAATAGTGCCACTTCGAATAAACCGTTATTATCAGATTGATTAATTACACTAGCACCATATCCGTTATCAAATTCATATCTCTTATGACCTAAATTATTTAAATAAACGCTCATTTTATTTAGCCTGCTCAGTAGAAGTTGCATAATATCTCCTAATAATTTCAGAGGCTCTCGCATGAAGTCTAGGACTACCCTCTCGCAATACTTCGAGTAGTAACTTTTTCTCATGCATATAAACCTTAGCAAATTTTGGGTCATGCTGCACAATAGACTCAGCATTATCGATAAGGTCTGCAAGTTTAATTGTCTTTGCCATTGGTGATGCTTTCGCAAGATGTAATCTATCAAGTGTCTTACGAATTTTTCGATTACCATCTTCAGGTTTTGAAACATCCGTAAGGTCACTTACAAGCTCAGCAATTTTTATTCCGAACTGCATTTGAATATCTTCAATAGTTGTAGGAGTATCTTCAACTGTATCGTGCAGCCAAGCCGCCGCTATCATTTCGGGAGTACCTGATACTTCTCGAACGATGCTTGCTACCGAGGCCAAATGATAAGTGTATGGTTCTCCTGTATATTTTCGCTTGTGACCTATGTGTACTTCATGAGCGAAGGCTATGCTTTTCGCGATAGGATTCTCAATAAAATTTATAGCCATTCTAATATCCTTTACTTAACCTTAGCAATCTTGCCGTCTTGCATAGTAACTTGAGCGAAAAACTCGCGACCAATACCAGTAATGTGCGGTCGATTAGCACCTACTAATACTCCATCACTTACATACTCAGCACCGAATAGAGAAGTTTCTATATAATTCAAAGGGTTGCCGATGTTCTCTTTGAGTACCTTTTTGCTCGGATAAGTAAAAATAATCATACTAGTTTCTCCATCTGGGTTGGTTGTGTGGTTGAGCGAAAACACACTAGCAAACCGCATTGGGTCTGTCAACCCCATGTATCCTCTATAATAAAGTTACTAAATATTTAATATAACTTTGCAGCAAGTCCTTGACAACGGCTTGATGGTGCTTTAAGCTGTCCCCAAATCGATGACAACCAACACAAAAATGCTGACCACTAAGGAGAAAAGCATGAAGAATTTTGAAGCTAAAGCAAAAAAGCGGCTCGGCAAAAAGCGGATGGAAATTGTCGCGTTTGTTGAAGTAGACAATGGCGCGGATGTTGTCTACGAAGTCGGCCTTAAAGATGGCTATGTAAGCATGTCATACGGCACCACGATTTGGGGCTTCAACCGAGAGCATTTAGACTCGGGGGATTACACCGAGAAAACGATGCTCGACGATCTTATGTATTGGTACAGCACAGTCGAGTATCAGGAGAAAGGCCCTCACCGCTTCACGAGTTAGCCTCGTAAAAATGTAGGATGACCTTATATTCTTTTTTACTGATGTTCAAAAGGTGGAAGTAACATGAAAGTTTCAATTAAAAATTTGCCAGTTACGAACCGTTCGGCTTTAAATAAAATTAAAAAAGGTTTCGGCTACAGCTTTCAAACTTTGCTGAGTCCACCAGAAGCTAACCCGAAGATTAAAAAGAATAATAAAGTAGGTGTCTTGACAGCAGGTATGCACTTGTCGCCAAGCGATAGTGCTGGTGTTCATTACAGTAAATCTTGGAACGTTTGCCCTAACGCATCTGACGGTTGCAAGGCAATGTGCTTACATACGGCAGGTAATCCAGCATACATGAAAGGTAAGATTCGTGCGAGGCTTGACCGTACTCGAATGTTTTTTCTTAATCGAGATTTGTTTGCTGCATTATTAGTAAATGAAATTACTTCTCTTCTGCGGAAAGCTACTAAGGCAGGTATGCAATGTGGTATTAGGTTAAATGCTACGTCAGATATTTGTTGGGAGTGGTTTTATATTGATAATCAATTACTTATGGACATGTTTCCTACCGTAGAGTTTTATGATTATACTGCTATCGCTAACCGAACTACACCAAGCAACTATCATTTAACATTTTCGCTAAAAGAAAATAACATGCACGAAGCAATGAATGAATTAAATCGTGGCTCGAATGTCGCCGTAGTATTTGATACTAAACGTGGTCAAGAGTTACCAAGTACATACTTAGGGTATGATATTATTAATGGTGACGAGCATGACTTCAGACCACTAGATGCTAAGAATTCTATTGTCGGACTTAGGGCTAAAGGTAAAGCAATCTATGATGTTTCAGGGTTTGTTCAAGGAGTTTGATTATGATGATTGCAAGTTCAAAAGAATATTTCGGTGAAGGTATAGGTATCGTACTTAAAACTAAGAACTTTTTATTCGATACTTATATCACGAAACAATTGCGTTTAAAGTTTAATGCCGGATTAGATTCAAAATATATAATCTTATTATTATGGGTCGGGCCATTCGCCTTTGAAGTAACTCGTACTTTAAGGAGAGAAGATCTTTATCTTAAAGTTATTGAAGATTCTTTAGAGTAAGTTCTAAAACAACTAAGAGTTGTATAAGTTTTTAGAACAACTAAGAGTGTATAAGTTTTAGAGTTTATGTTTTTAAAAGAGTTCTAAAACTATTTTAGCATATTTTTTAATCTTTGTAAAGGGCTATGTGAGATGGATTTTGATACAATGAATATATTTTATTTAGATGAAAAGACTAGCGAAGCCGCAAAGCTACACTGTGACAAGCATGTAGTTAAAATGATTGTAGAGTACGGACAGTTACTCAGCACCGCTCACCGCGTACTAGATGGTGAGATGTATATAGATAGTAGTAGTGGTCGTAAAATAAAACGATGGCGTCACCCTGAGCCAGACTTCGAGGATAATTTATACAAGGCTTGCTATGTTAATCATCCGAGTGCTATATGGGTGCGTGAATCCACATGGAATTATAGCTGGTTACACGCTTTATGGTGCAGCCTATGCTCTGAATATAAATATCGGTATCACAAAGACCACGCAACTTATATAAATTTATCCAAGGTAATTGCAAATTACCCAGTAAATTTATCATTCGATAAAGATGCAACAGTAGTACCACAATGTATGCCTGACGATGTTAAAGCAGATAATCCTGTTGACGGCTATCGAAACTATTATAAAAAATATAAAAAAGACTTTGCACGTTGGACTAACAGACCCATACCTAAATTTATGATGGAGGCAGCATAGAGATGGAAAAATTTGGACACGAGACAACAGTATCAGGACGAGTTAAAGATATAACCTTTGAAAGGTATTTATTTAATTTTAATAATGGCTATGGCGCATCTGTAATTAAAGCTGACTATTCTTATGGCGGCTCGGATGGTCTATGGGAAGTAGCCGTACTTAATACAGACGGTAGTATTACTTACGAAACACCAATCACAAGTGATGTATTAGGGTATTTAACTGATGATAAAGTAAAGGAGATATTAAATAAAATTAAAAACCTAGTACGTGTGCCGCCCCACGGATATAACTTTGAGCTATTAAATAAAAGTTAGATTGAAAACACGGGGCTTGACAGCGGTTGCGGAATGCGCTAGACTGTTTCGCGTTGATACAAACACCTCTAACGGAGAAGAATATGTTAACAGCATTAAATGACAACTATGAAGCAATTCAAGAACTAAGAGACACCGGCTATGGTGCGGCAGATTTTGAAGTTAAGAAAGCGATGGTAGAATTTTCTATCCCTGCATCTATAGGAGTAGAGCGTCACTTTTTCGCAAATAAAGAAGTTTATTATCGAACTGATACTTCAGAGCCGATAGCGGTTCACGGTCAGCGGTATAAGCCTTTGCAGTATCGCGAAATGATTGATAAAACTAGGGACATGATTGAGCGTTGCAACTTAGACGCAACAGGAATCAATGAAAGTATACAGGTATCACCGAATGGTGGTATGTGTGCAGTTAATTATACCTTACCTGCCAAAGAATACTTAACCCCTGATGGTGACAAGGGATGTGTCAAGGTAATGGCGCTATCTAGCTTCAATGGAATTTGGAGCTTTATATTATCTTTAGCATTCGAGCAAGGGGCCTGCCTAAATTCTCAAATCTTTATCAAGAACCCTGCCTCAATATACAAGGCTCGACACACTAATAAACTTGATATTGATAAGGGTGTTTATGTACTTGGAAAAACTGCCAATATTATTGAAGATGAGATTCAACTTTGGCACGATTGGTATAATACTCCGATCAATCAGGTTGAAAGAACTGTAATCTTTGCGAAGTGTGCAAATTTTAAGGGTGATTTTGACAAGCTACTTCAAGATATGAGATACTATAATAAGTTAGACCACGCGACTAACAAAACTCTAGCATATTTAAATGAAGTATATAATACTAACTATGGCCCCCGGATGGGTCACAACCGATGGTCAGTATATAATGCTATTACTGATTGGAGCACTCACGCCCCATCATCTAGTAAAAATACGATAGCATTGTCACAACGTAGAACTGAAAAAGCTTCAGAAGTAATTAACGAGTACCTACTAGCAGCATAAACTAAACTTAAAGGAAAATGAAAATGGAAAATGTACTTGCACATAAAGCTAAAGTAACTTACTTAACTATTCAAGATTCTCAAGCACCAACACGTAAGACTCAACCACACTCTGCTTGGCGTGACCTATTTGTTCCAATGAAAGTAGGCCAGTGGATGTTTATTCGTAAGTCAGATTACGGTAGGGTATGTGCTGCCGCTAACAGTTATGTCAAGGGATGTTATACAATGTATCAAGTGCCTGAAGGGTACTGTTTCCTAAAAACTAAGTAAAAGGAGGTGTTGCGCCCCGTATAGCTGTGTGACCTGAGTAAGTCCAAAAACTTCTCATCCTTTTTAAATTTAAAATAGCGAGAAAATAAATAATGGAAACTGGATCACTAACAATTCACCGGGTTAATAAAGTTAAAGAAGAAATATATTATATTAATTCTGGGAAAACACAGGTTAGAAACTATGATTTTACTAACGGTTTAGGAACGTTTACTGTTACTTTATTTATGATAGACGAACCGGGAAGTGAAATAGTTAATGATGATGATGATAAAATTCCTGTGGACTCTCGTTGGGCGCTAGATAATGTCTCGTAAAGGAAATTAAAACAATGCTATATAAAACACACAACGAAACAGACGATATTGATATTGATTTTACTTCGCTTAAAGGCTCTATTAAAACAAGTTATAATAATATTTTAAATAAACTTGGGCCATCCCAAAAAGATTTTGATAATTTTAAAGTTGATGCAGAATGGACTATTAAATGGGAGGATGGGGAGATAGCCACACTTTACAATTGGAAAAATGGTAGAAATTATTGCGGGGACTACGGTGATAGACTAGAAGATATTATGGATTGGAATATTGGTGGGTTTAATTATGATGTTGTTGGTAGACTACACAATATTTTAAATCCAAATGAGTTCAGTACACTGACAAAATTAATTTCAACTGGACTGTTAGCTGATAGCCTATTAGTTGAGGTGCCTTATGACAAATGACGATCCCGAAATAATTATTGATGACTTATGGACAAAGTTATTTGCACTACATATTGGGTGTAAGTGTCCTAATGAAAGGGTAAAGGAAAAGTTTATTAATTTTATACTCACTCTTAAAAATGACCAAGCACCTGATAATCATTTAACAGAAGAATTTGTATTCTCACAATTTCCGAAATTTATTAATTATCTAGCGGAATATTAAGTGAAGATAGGGGTTGACACCACACCTCGGCTGTGCTAAAGTGGTGACGTAGCTGAACAACTAATTAAAGGAGAGATATTTTATGGTTTATGAAGGTACAGCTTATTGGGCATCCGTTACTACACCGAATACTAGGTTTGAGCCTAAGTATACTATTGATTTAGTGGTGGATGAAGACACTGCCGAACAGCTTCGGACTAGTGGTATAACTATTAAGGATAAAGAAGAGGGGCCAACTGTTACCATGAAGCGTAATGTTAATGGGCCGAATGGTATGGTTCGTCGAGCGCCACGGCTCATCGACCGGAATAAAGAAGAGTTAGATTGTCTGGTTGGCAATGGTTCTAAGGTAAGGGTTCAAGCAAAGGAATGGGAAATCAACCGCAATGGTCAGGCTTTTAAGGGACTCGAACTCCAAGCTGTGCAGGTTTTGGATTTAATCGAGTACAAGTCTGGTGATGGGGACGAGTTTGATGCTTTCCCAGATGAGGCTGAAGTTGATAGCTTGTGAGTGAAGAAAAGAAACAAGTTATCTACGCAAAGAATAATTCTAAATACAACGTAAATAACTTTACCGACGAAGCTAAAATATCATATGCTTATATTATTGAAATTAATCAAGAAATAATGGCGCTAACAAAACGGATCACTATATTACAAGCAGCTTCCGTTACGCTAGGTCAAAAGATTGATGATCAATTAACAAGTGATATGGTTATATCAGATGATGATGATGAGGCTGTTGATAAGCTGACAGCTAATGAGCATCTCGGATATTAATTCCTGAAAGTTTGACCTCGGCAAGTCTATAAACTGCCTTTTTTAAATATAGGAGAAATGTATTGGCTTTTGTAAAATACCATCAGCCGTGTCCCCTATGCAATTCCAGTGATGCTGCAAGTCTGAATGACGATGGGTCAGCATATTGCTTTAGTTGCGATAAGAGGATTAGTAATTATCAAAACCTTATAGGAGAACCAGTAACAAATAATGTAAAGGAATTTAAAATATATAAAACCAATTCAATCAACGACATAGAGGGTAGCTTCGCTGCTCTAACTGACCGTAATATATCTTTAGACACCGCGAAAAAATATAATGTTAAATCACTTTCAAATTCTGACGGTGCAATCGTAAGACATTTTTATCCTTATTATATAGCCTCAGAAATTACAAGTTATAAAATTCGTGGGGCCGATAAACATTTTTCGTGGCAAGGAAATTCAGAAGGTACTGGGCTATTTGGAGAGTCTACATTCAAGGCTTCCGGTAAGTTCGTTACTCTTGTGGAAGGTGAGTGCGATGCAATGGCGGCTTACGAATTACTAGGATCTAAATGGCCCGTAATTAGTCTTAAAAGTGGAGCCGCTGGAGCAGTTAGGGATGTCAAACATTCAATAGAATTTTTAGAAAAGTTTGATAATATAGTTATAAATTTTGATAGTGATAAAGTCGGTAGGGAAGCCGCGCAGAAAGTCGCTCGGTTATTCACTCCCGGCAAAGCTAAGATTTTAACACTCCCCGATGACTTCAAAGATGCCAATGAAATGCTCAAGGCAGGACGAGCACAGTCCTATGTTGATGCATGGTGGGGTGCCAAGTTATATACACCGTCCGGTGTTTTAAATATCTCCGAACAAAAGGAAAACTTTAACAATCGTAAGAGCCGAGAAAGCATTCCGTATCCTTGGGAGGGTTTAAATAAAAAGCTATATGGGCTTCGCAGTGGAGAGTTAGTAACGCTTACCGGAGGCACTGGCTTAGGTAAGTCTAGTATTACGAGAGAGCTGGAGCATTGGATTATAACACAAACTAGAGACAATGTAGGTGTGATAGCCTTGGAAGAAGATTGGCGACGTACAGTGGACGGCATCCTTTCTATTGAAGCTAATGCTAGATTATATATCGATCAAATACGAGAACGATTTTCACAAGAAGATTTAGATAAATATTTTGATAATGTTTATAGCGGTGAAAATAAAGATCGAGTATGGATTCATAGTCATTTTGGAATTACAGACCTTGATGAAATTTTCAGTAAGCTTCGGTTTCTTATCATAGGTTGCTCATGTAAATGGGTAGTAGTAGACCATCTTCAAATGCTAGTAAGTTCTATGGTTGAAGGGGATGAGCGAAGATCAATAGATAATATTATGACTCGACTCAGAAGCATTGTCGAAGAGACAGGCGTAGGTTTGATTTTAGTGAGTCATCTAAGGCGTATCGATAGTAATCGTGGGCATGAGAATGGAATAGCGGTAAGCTTGTCTCATCTGCGAGGCTCTCAAAGTATTGCACAATTGTCTGATTGTGTGGTAGCATTAGAACGTGACCAGCAATCAGATGATCCGCAAGAAGCTAACACAACTCATATCAGAGTATTAAAATCCAGATACACAGGTGATGTTGGGATGGCTGCGCATTTAATTTATGACAAAGAAACAGGGAGACTTAAAGAAACATTTATTGATGAAGATGAAGAGGTTGAATTATGAAATCTTTAGTTTTTGATATTGAAACTGATGGTTTGCAACCAACTAAAATTTATTGTATGTCAGTTTTAGATATAGATGCTCAAGAGCAATTTAATTTTAAACCAAAAAATATCACAGAAGGTATTGAGCTTCTTAGCAGTGCCGATAAATTAATCGGGCATAACATTATTGGTTTTGATATTCCAGTAATACAAAGACTATACGGTATTAATTTATTTGAGAAAAAGATAATTGATACTCTTGTACTCTCAAGATTATTTAATCCAGTAAAATCTTCTCATAGTTTAAAAACTTGGGGTTACGATCTCCAGTTTCCTAAGATAGACTTTGATGATTACAGTGCTTACTCGGAAGACATGATGCAGTATTGTGCTCAGGATGTCCTTGTAAATTATAAAGTTTATGAAAAATTAAAGCAAGAAAGCAGAGGTTTCACATCCGAAAGTGTAGATTTAGAAATAGAAGTTTATAAAGTTGTAGCCAAGCAGCGGGAACATGGTTTCGTATTGGATGAAGACCTGACCCACACTCTGCTTGCAGAATTTTTCAATCAACTTACTAAGACCGAAGATGAAGTACATAAAACTTTTAAACCTAAAATTACTGAGCGTATTATTTATCCTCAACATACAAAAGATGGTATACTAAAAAAGCTAGGTATAGATAAAGAGGGGCAACAGACCAGATTAACTAATGAGGAATACAATAAATTTATAAATTGTAATTCATCGCAAACCATACGAACTACTGAAGAAACATTTAATCTTGGTTCCCGTCAACAGATAGGCCAATACTTACAAGAGTTTGGGTGGAAGCCTAAAGATTTTACTCCTACGGGACAACCAAAAATAGATGAGAAAATTTTAGGTACTGTAAAAAATATACCGGAAGCAGCACTTATAGCTAAGTATTTAATGCTTCAAAAACGTATTGCACAAGTTCAATCTTGGTTATCATTCTTAACTGGTAAGCGGGTACATGGATCAGTCATATCTAACGGTGCTATTACTGGTAGAATGTCACACCGAGATCCAAACATGGCCCAGATCCCTAGTTTAGCATTGCCATACGGCAAAGAATGCAGAGCTTGTTGGACAGTACCTAGAGGTTATAAACTTGTGGGCGTCGATGCTAGTGGCCTTGAACTACGAATGCTTGCACACTATTTAAATGATAAGGAGTTTATTAATGATATTCTCAATGGCGACATACACACAGCTAATCAAAATAGGGCAGGACTGCAATCAAGAAGTCAGGCTAAAACTTTTATCTATGCCTTCTTATACGGAGCAGGAGATGAAAAAATTGGAAGAGTGGTTGGAGGAAGCAAAGCTGAAGGTAAAAGAATTAAACAATCTTTCCTTGATAATTTCCCATCACTTAAATCTCTTAGATATAGAATTACAAGAAAAGCTGACGAAAATGGATTCATCAAAGCATTAGACGGTCGAAAAATATTTATACGAAGTTCTCATGCAGCCCTAAATTCTTTATTACAAGGGGCGGGGGCCATCATTATGAAACGAGCGTTGATAATACTAGATAGTTATATAAACGATACTGATATTGACGCGCACTGTGTAGCAAATGTACATGATGAATGGCAGATTGAAACATGGCATGAAGATGTTGATAGACTTGGAGAATTAGCAGTGAATGCCATCAAGTTAGCTGGAGATTACTATAAATTAAAGTGTCCATTAGATGCTCAATATAAAGTAGGAGAAAATTGGAGTGAAACTCATTGAACAACTTTCGCTTTCTTTTGAGGATGACCACTATGACTTGGGTGGGGGCGACTATAAGTTATGCAGTAAGTGTAATAAAAAATTATCGTTGTCTGCATTTAGCAGGACTAGCGGAGGAAATTATCTTAGGCCAGAATGTAAAAAATGTAATAATGAATTAAGAAAGATACGCGCTAAACTAAACGAACAATATGGAATGCCTAAAGAAAATTATGTGTGCCCAATATGTTTAGGCGATGAAGAAGATGTAAATGGTAGGGGGAATACAAGAAATGGTTCATGGGTGTTAGACCATTGCCACGAAACAGAAAAATTTAGAGGATGGCTTTGTCATAAATGTAATAGGTCATTAGGCGGGTTCGATGATAATATAGAAATGTTATTAAGAGCTATTAAATATTTAAAAGGTTAGAAATTTTTATGAATAATTATACAGAGAAAAATCTATCAACACTGGTTGAAGAAATTTATCAAACGGTCTCTGATTTAAATTCAGGAGACAAAGATATTCCAGAAGAACATTTAGAAACCTTAACTGCTGGGATTAAAAAGTCAATATCAGATTGGGCTGGACCCAAAAATAAAAATGGCTTTTCTATTAGAATGTCTAACATTGGTAAGCCAACACGACAACTTTACTATAATAAAAAATATCCTAGCAATAGCATTCCCGACGCGCCTACACTAATTAAGTTCTTATATGGTCATATACTGGAAGAAGTTTTACTATTCTTAGTTAAACTATCTGGTAACGATGTTACAGACCAACAAAAAGAAGTGACAGTTAATGGTGTGACAGGGCATCTTGATTGTAAAATTAATGGGGAGGTAGTTGATGTTAAGACCGCTTCCAACTTTGCCTTTAGAAAATTTAAAAATGGTACACTTAGGGAAGATGATCCGTTCGGGTACATGAGCCAGCTTGCAGGATATGAACACGCAGAAGGGACAAGCCACGGAGGGTTTTTAGTAATCAATAAAGAATCTGGTGAGCTTACATTGTATCAGCCAGAAGAATTAGATAAACCAAATATAGAAACTTTAATAAATAAAATATTTAATATATTTAAATTAGATACACTTCCAGAGAAATGCTACCAGCCTATTCCCGCAGGAACTAAGGGTAACATGAAGCTTCCAATAGGCTGCGTTTACTGCTCCCATAAGATTGAATGTCATAGTGATACTAACGATGGGAAGGGGTTACGTTTATTTAAATATGCTAAGGGCATTGAGTATCTAACGCAAGTTAATCAACTACCTAGAGTTGAAGAAATAATTACAAACGGCGAATCATTCTTATCAAAATGAGAAAAAAGATCTTAAAAAGAATAGAAAATAAAACATCTAAGTTATTAATTGAGTGGCTACGAGGCATTGTGAGTGAAGAAGATGCAGAGAAAGTAACCGAAAAAAATTATAAATCTTTACTTCCAAAAGAAGAATATATCTCAATAAAGAGAACTTATTATCTAGCATTGTACACACATAGGTGGGCTAAGCAAAACATTAAAAAATTACTAAAGAAAGGTATCAAGTTAGAAGATATTACAATAGGAGATTTAATATGGATTCAGAAGAAGACAAAGAAAAACGACCTATCGAGTATATTCTAATAGCTTTAGCTTGTAACGTGCAGCTACGACAAAGCGAATTAGAATTAGATGAGTTGCTTTTTCTTAGAGAAGAAATTAATGAAGCGATTAAAAATTATGAGATAGAATTACATTGAAAAGAATACCAAGGATTAAACGACCAAGAACCAAACGTGTAAAAGGATATGATAGTATTTGGGAATATGTTTTACATGATACCTTACTCAAAAATTGGGAGCACCATACAGATAAAGTTGAATACAGTATAACTCATTCCTACGAGCCAGACTTCACAAGGACTTTACAAGACAAGCTGATTCTGTTAGAATCCAAGGGTCGCTTTTGGGACTACGCAGAATATTCTAAGTATATCTGGGTCAGAAAAAATCTTCCCGCCAATACAGAATTAGTTTTTCTATTTGCTAATCCTTCCGCCCCAATGCCCGGAACTAAAATCAGAAAGGACGGAACCAAAAGAACCCACAGTGAATGGGCAACCGCAAACGAATTTAGATGGTTCACAGAAGAGACATTGCCTGATGAGTGGATAGATATTAAAGTTAGAAAATCAGAAGAGTTTATAGAGAGACAACGAGAAAATGAGGAATCTAAAAATGACTACTGAGCAAGACGAGCAAGACGAGCAGGCGGGACGAAAATTTAAAAATGGTTTAAAGGAGTTTAAATATTTTAGAAAAAAAAACAGGTCAAAAATGGAAGAGTTTGTAAATAGTCCAGCACATTACAATAATGGGAAGATAGAATGTATCGACGCGATAGAAGCAATGCTAACTACCGATGAATTTATTGGTTATCTTCGTGGCAATTCATTGAAATACCGATGGCGCTTTAGATATAAAAACGAACCAGTTCAAGATATGCTTAAAGCTAAATGGTACGAAGAGAAACTTCTACAGTTCTATAAAAATAGTAATATTCCATTGGAGAAACAAGGTGAGCACAGACAGAAAAATTGATCGCGCAGCTAAGTTTAATAAAAATCAAAAGTCTAAAAATAAACAGAAGTTTAAAAGATATATAAAAGAAAAAAAGGAATATGATAATGACTTTAAAGACACAAGAATACCTCGGAATACAAATAGATCTGAGTAAAGAAAACGACCTTAGTAAATTTTCAATTAATACATTACAAGACAGATATTTTTGGGAGAATGAAACTTATGCTCAACAAGCTTTTGCGAGGGCTTCAGTATTTGGCGCAACGTATAAAGAAAATACTGACTACGATCTTGCACAACGACTTTATAACTACGCAAGTTCTTGCTGGTTTATGTTTAGCACTCCTATACTTAGCAATGGGGGAACCTCTCGCGGCCTTCCCATTAGCTGTTTTCTTAATTATGTGCCTGATTCAAGGGTTGGCTTATCTGATCACTATGATGAAAACATATGGCTGGCGAGTTCAGGTGGAGGTGTCGGTGGATATTGGGGTGATGTTAGGAGTAGTGGTACTTGGACTTCTAGCGGCAGTAAGTCTACTGGATCTATCCCTTTCATGCACGTAGTCGATTCTCAAATGTTAGCATTCAATCAAGGCATTACGCGGCGAGGAAGCTATGCAGCCTATATGAATGCTAGTCATCCTGAAATCGAAGAGTTTATTGCAATGAGAAAAACTACGGGTGGAGATTTAAATCGTAAATGTCTTAACTTACACAACGGAATAAATATTACAAATGAATTTTTAGATGCTGTTAGTGAAGATAAAGATTGGCGATTGATAGATCCGAAGACTAAAGAAGCAGTAAAAAGTATAGGAGCTAGAGATTTATGGTGGCAGATAGTACATACTAGAGCCGAAACAGGCGAGCCATATCTTATTAATTTAGATAATTGTAATGCTAGTCTTCCAAAAGAACAAAAGGATTTAGGACTTGAAATTAAACAAAGTAACCTGTGTTCTGAAATAACACTACCAACTAATGAAGAACGCACAGCCGTGTGTTGTTTGTCCAGCGTTAATCTTGAAAAGTTTGACGAGTGGGAAGCTGATGATTTATTTATTAAAGATTTAGTTATTATGCTTGATAATGTCTTAGAACATTTTATTGAAAGCGCCGTTGATACCGATGAGTTAGGAACATATCGGGCAGGGCCAGAACGATTTAAAAATTATATTAAGGAGGGGAAAAATGGATATAAAAAATCAGCTTATTCTGCTTACAGAGAACGTAGTATCGGCCTTGGAGCAATGGGGTTCCACAGCTATCTCCAAAGCAAACTTATTCCTTTCGAAGGTCTCTTCGCGAGTTCATTTAACCATAGAGTATTTAGTCATATCAAATCTGGTGCTGTTGAAGCAAGTAAGGGATTGGCTGAAGAGAGGGGGGAAGCACCTGATATGGTTGGGAGTGGACTGCGCAATGCTCATCTGCTTGCCGTTGCTCCTAATGCTTCTAGCTCCATTATATGTGGCGGCACAAGTCCTAGCATTGAGCCTTCGAGGGCTAACGTTTATACTCACAAAACTTTAACAGGCTCCTATAAAGTGCAGAATAAATATCTTGAAAAACTTTTAAAATCTAAAAAGAAAAACACCACTGAAGTTTGGACAGATATTTCTGCACATGCTGGGTCCGTGCAACATTTAGATTTTCTGACAGAAGATGAAAAGAACATATTTAAAACGGCACCGGAGCTAAATCAAATATGGGTAATAGAACATGCTCATCAAAGACAGCAATACATTTGTCAAAGTCAAAGCGTTAATTTATTCTTTGCCCCTCCTAAAGCCACTGAGCCACAGGAAATCCACAATGACTTTTTACAATACGTTAATGATGTTCATTGGATAGGAATCAAGAAGTTGAAATCTCTCTATTACTTACGCTCTGACGCGGCGAGGAATGCAGAGAACGTTAATATAAAGATCCCAAGAATTAATCTTGAAGATGTAGAATGTTTAGCTTGCGAGGGATAAATAAAAATGAGTTTACTAAATAGTAGAGATTATTATAAACCATTCGATCATCCTTGGATGTTCGATTACTACGTTCAACAAAATCAAATGCACTGGTTTCCAGAAGATGTTCCGCTACATAACGACGTTAAAGATTGGCAAGATTTAAACGACACGGAACGTAACCTACTAACACAAATATTTAGATTATTTACACAATCTGACGTAGACGTAGGATCTGGTTACATCGATAAGTATATGCGTATCTTTAAGAAGCCAGAGGCGCGTATGATGATGGCGGCGTTTGCTAATATGGAATCAATTCACCAACACGCCTATAGCTTACTACTTGATACGGTCGGAATGCCTGAAACGGAATACAAAGCTTTTTCAGAATACGAAGCTATGTCAGATAAGCATGATTATATAAATAAAATAAAGGTTTCTATTAAGGACAAAGAAAGTATTGCTAAAACTTTAGCGGTATACAGTGGCTTCACTGAAGGTCTTCAGTTATTTAGTAGCTTTATAATACTACTGAACTTTCCTCGTTTTGGCAAGATGAAGGGTATGGGACAGATAATAACTTATAGTATTCGAGATGAGTCCTTACATGTGGAGGCGATGACCAAGCTGTTTCAAGAATTTATAAAAGAAAATATAGATCTCTGGACAGATGATTTTAAAAAAGAAATATATCAAGCTTGTCGAGACATGGTAGATTTGGAAGATAGGTTTTTAGATTTGGTCTTTGAGATGGGTAATATCGAGGGGCTAACTAAAGTTGAGATGCGAGAATACATAAGATATATAGCAGATAGACGCTTACTACAACTAGGATTGAAGACTAATTATAATGTAAAGAATAACCCCCTAACGTGGCTTGATGATGTACTTGGTGTAGAGCATCAGAACTTTTTTGAGGGGCGCTCGACCTCTTACATGAAGGCAGGACTACGCGGTAAGTTAGAAGGGATAAAATTTCAATGAGTAGTAATGAAGGAAATATAATTTCGTTTCAAGTTCTTATAGATAAAAAAGGAAACTTGATGACAGAATATAAACATCTGCCGATTGAAAAAATATCAACAGTTTTCGATAAGAATGATACACCGTTCATACAAAAAATAATACGAGAAGTCGCACCTAAACTGGATAACCTCCATGAATATTTAGAAAAAGAATTGAGTGCCATCGCCGCCCCGCCCCTTTAATTTCTTACGGTTATAATCCTTTTTAGATTTATGCGCGTGGCTCTTACGGAGAATAGTGGGCGCTCCTACTTGCTTTCTAATAAATTTTTTCTGCTGTGATTTACTCACTTTGCTACCTCTTTAATATAAGGAATCCATTGATTAGCCATCGCTGCTGCAATACCTTCATAGGTACGTGAGCGCAATTTTTGACGGGCTTTACTTTCGCCTAACCTATTCTGCCCTAAATCAGTCTGATTTCCCCATCTCTTTTTACCATCAACGATGCGCGGCTCCACGAATGAAGTGGGCTGTAGTGGAGGTAAGTTTGTAAGCCATAGCCCAGTTTTTTTACTGGCGTCATGCCCAAAATTGTATGGCTGAATATATTGTGTAGGAAGATGAATCCGTGTAGATACACAACCAACCGGATTTTCAATACAAATATGTCGAACGGGGGCGTTCATCAGCGAGCGAACAAAATCTAACGCCCGTTCAGTTTTTTCTTCACGTTCTGGTCGCCGCTTATTCCAGTGCAGGCCAGAGCTAGATAGGTAAGTACAGGGCGGATGAGCGATTAATAAATCAAATTGGTTTGTTTTAAGTATATTCAAAACATCATCTTGAATATGATTAGATTGGTTTTGATCTGACGGTAGTAAATCGCATGATAATGTGTAATGATTATACTTACAAAATGCTTGAGATACAATACCACTAGTCTCACACGCGACGAGAACCCGCATTATTTTTTCATTTATAGAAAATTAAACATGTTCTAAAACATAGATTGCTATAATAGTAATTGTTAAAACAATAACAAAGAAGTTACGTGATTCTTTAGAGGAAAAATCTAGAGTTTCTTTAGTTTCTTTTTTCATAAGTCTTCAAATTCATACCATTCATTAACGATCCCCCAAGGAATTATCATGGGTGTATTAATAATATCTTTTTCAATATCATATAAATCTGTAGCTAGGATAATACATTCAGCAGTTGTGCCGACAAGATACCCTATAGTTTTACGGCGTACCGGAGAAAGTTTTTTTGCATCTTCTAAGGAATAATCTTTTGTTTCAATCCAAGCATCTCCCCAGTGTACTTCTACAATAGGGAAGCCCTCCATTATTTTTTACCCATAAATTTTGCCGCACCTCTAAATCCAAAACTCGCCGCCACAATAGTGCCTAACAAATACTGATACCATTCAGGACAATTACCGAGAGCTACAAAGAAATTATTAACCCTCTCTTCTTCTCCAAACAGCAGTAAAATTAAAGGTAACGTAAAGACTACAGTAAGCCATTCATCCTTCCATGAAGTCTCGCTGGCCTTTGCTTGAGCAACGTCCCAATCGATTTCACCAGCAGCTTTCTTTTGCATAACAGTGGCCTCTGCCTCTGCCTGAGCAACTTTAACTTTAGTGTTAGCCCTTATCTTCTCGTTCCGACCCTCTAACCAGCTAGAAGCTATCGATCCCAACGGCCCTAAAATTGCCTGTAAAAACATATCATACTACCTCATTTAATTCAATATTATTTAACATAAAAGATTGCTGCTCCTCGAACAACGCTCTGAAATCTTCTAATTTCATAAAGCCTAAACCTGCCATACTCTGATGCTTAGCATATATTCTATAGAAAATCTGTAGCTGTTCTTCAGTATATAAAATCATTACCTTAATTTAACCCTTGTAAAATATTTAAATTTTATTAGACTGCAAACGAACTCCCACAACCACATGTTGAAGTTACATTAGGATTTCTAATTTCAAAGTGGCTCGATTCAAAACTTTCGACATAATCAATTTTAGCCCCTTCAAGATACTGCGCACTGATAGGATCTACTACAAGCTTAACTCCTTGGTTTTTCACTACCACATCGCCATCCTCTTTCTTTTCATCCAAAGAGAAACCATATTTAAATCCCGAGCATCCCCCGCCTGAGATAAGAACACGTAAATTTAAATTAGTGTCCATCTCACTATTGTAATCTGGATCTAGCTCTAAAATTTCTTTTACTTTTAAAGCTGCAGCATCCGCAAATATAATCATTTGTATCTTCCTTTTTTTTAAATAGCGCAGTGATGAAAGGCCAAACCCACTATCTCATTACCTTTGTAACCTTCAGCTTCTAACTTATCTATAATCTGATTAGCTTCTAAAATTTCTGTCTTTCGTGCATTGTATTGTGCTATAGTAATTATGTTTTTTCTAAGCCTACCATTTAAAAATACTCTCCATTTACCAATTAAAACATCTCTATCTTCTTCAGGAACTAAAATCTCTACGAACTTAAGAATATTTGTACACTTAGATGGGGGCCACGGAGGAGCCGCAGCCGCTTTAGGTACAAATAAAAGAAGTATTAATAGAAGTGTTTTCATTTTTATCTGTATTGATCATATAGGTTATACGTTCCCGATCCCACTTTATAGATGAGTCCCGGTATGGTGTTTAGCGCGGCTACGATGGTGCTTCCTACCCCCCCTATCACTCCTAGTGATGTACCGCTCGTGGTTAGTAATGTACCTGTCACTCCCGCTCCACCATAGGCTGTTGATCCTGCTGTACCCAATGCTGCTCCCGATGAGTAAGCCGCAGTACCATATGCTGCCCCTCCTGCTGCCCCTCCTCCTGCTCCTGCTGCTGCCCCATACAGCCCAACTCCTCCCGATATTACAGCCAACGCCGCCGCAGCTATTCCCATCGCGTCACCAAAACCGAAAGGTTTCTCACGTTGATTCTTCTGTTGAAGCTGACGCTGAACGAGATCAAATACGGCAGCTTTGAAATCCCCCGGTATTGCAGCCAGCGCTTCGGGCGTAGTTATTGATTTTGGATCTATTCCAAGTTTTTGAAACGCTAGTATATATTCTTTGTTAGTCAGCCAATTCCGAAGCGTCGCCTGTTGCCTTTTAAGCTCCTGATTAAGTTTTGCAATGTCCAGTACATTTTGCGGTACATTACCTATCTCTGCCATCTTCTCCGCGCTAAGAAAGCTATTTCCGCTATAAAGGTTTTGCTGGAGATCTGACAAACCTGCTATTGGACTTTTCCACTGAGATGAAAACGCACGATCAAAAGCCAAAGCAAAATTACCACCACCCGCAATACCTGAACCAGTAACCGTATAGTCGAAACTCTCATAGACGCCCGAAACCGTTCCGGGTCTTTTTGGAAATGGGTTATCCCAATTAAGAGTTTCTTCTGTGTCACCCCAAAATTCTGCTGCAGTTGGTACTTCGAGTAACGAAAGCCGTTCAAGCTCTGCATCCCGTGCGGCCTTTCCTGCGGCAATCTCTGCGGCTTGTCTATCCGCGTCGGCTTTTGTTTTAGCCGCTGCCGCCGCTTTCATCTTCGCCTGATTTTCCGGTGAGAACATACCCGTCTTATTTCTAAAATCAGCTCCTAGACCACCGAACATGGCGGGTGTAGTAGTAGGGGAAGTAGTAACAGGAGTAACAGGAGTAACAGGAGTAACAGGAGTAGGGGCAGTGGCAGGAGTAGTGGCAGAGGCCGTGGAAGAAAGATTAAACGCACCACTGCTTATCATATCTTGTATCGACTGCGTACCTGCGGCAGTAAAATCATAAGTAGTAGCAGGAGTAGTAGCAGGAGTAGTAGCAAGAGTAGTAGTAGAGTCAGTAGTAACAGGAGTAGTACCTTGTTGAAGGGCTTTTACGATAGAAGTATCTCCTCCCATCATTTCTGCATAACGGGCGCGTACAGCAGGGTCACTTATAGTAGCTAGAAGTGTATTATCTAAAGCTTCGCCACCCTCTTCAAATCGGTTTCGGGATACTGTGTCTTTTCCCCCTCCAAAAATACTTCCAATAAGACTACCTTCTGCAAACTCTTCTCGGGGCCTCATTAATTCAGCGCCATACCGAGCGTATCTGTCATTTATTGAATCCGCATAGTCCGGGGTCGTGTCCTTCCAATCGTTTAAATTAGCGACGGCCCCAGAAAAATCCCCTCTTGCGATCTCTTGGTAAAGATTTAACTTTCTGTTGCCATATTGTCGGTGAGCACTCGCTACCACTGTTCTCCATTCTTGCGGTAATTCTTTAAATTGTATGCCTTTTGTTCCTGCAATCGCATTATAAGTATTTTCTATTTTTGGCTCTTCATTTTTATTATACATATTTTGTATACTACTTCCATGAGTCTCCAAAAACAAAGATGCTTTATCGCGTAGTTCTGAATCAAGATTACTAAAAGCATTCCTAGCCGCTCTTCCCTTCAAGCCTGAAATTTTATCTACAGCCTTCTTAAAAGAGCTGCTTTCTTCTGCGGATATTCCTAAGTTCTTTAGTATACTATATACTTTATTTTTATTACCTTGACCAAGATCTATACCTTCTAACATTGTGACACCGCTTTGTTCGTCTGGGGAACCTCCTCCTGCCATCACGTAAAGTTCTGGTATATAACCTTCATCTTCTCTAATTCTTTCCCAATTTATAAGGGCTTTTTCCGGTTCTTCTAACGATGAAATCTCACCACCTGTAGCTTTAAGAAGGTCAGAACTTTTTGCTTCTTTTAGATCAAACTCTGCGTGTCGTGATCGTATATTATTTGTATCAAAAATAATTAAAGAATCTTTTTTCTTACGACGTTGACCCGCATATTCATACATATTTTTATATATAAGTGAATCGTATCCTTGATCCTGTATGAATTTTTTAATTTCTCCAACTAAAGATATAGCTTTCTTATCTTTATAATAACTATCAACGTCAAAAATCTTAGAAGAACTATCGGCAGGGTCTTCCCTATAATAAGGTTTTTCAAGTCTTCTTGCTCGTCTTCTAAAATTTTTAAGTTTTTTAACTATTTCTTGATCAGTAATTTTTTCTCCACTACTAATTTGTAGTTTTTTAATTAAATCACTTTCAAGTAATCCATCAACTACTTTATCTATTTGTCTCCACTCTATGTCGTGCGCTATTCGTAAAGGATTTTGAGCTTTAACAAAAACTGGTATTATATTAGCGCCCCCTATATAGTCCTCTAAAGAAGGGCTTTCTTGTAATCTATTAGCTTCTGCATTAAGTTCTTTTCTCATTTTAGGATCTAATTTTTTATCCCTGAGTAAGTCTTCAATATGTTCAGCCTCTTTGTTACTCTGAAAAATTTCATCTCCCATACGTTCTTCTTCTATTCTATACTTTATACGCGACCACGCCTGCTCTGGAGTTCCTACATGAATACCGAAATCCGTACTTTCAATTTTAAAAGCTTTAATATTACTTAAAGTGCCATGAAAAGCCTCTGTCGTAAGATCTAAATCTACGGCGCGTTCTGCTGCGACTCTATCAGGTATAACTTCTGTAATGGATCTAGAAGGAACTATGCGCTTTATAGTACGTGCTGCTACACTACCAAGCACAAAACCTAGTCGGTCTTCACCATCTAATACGGAGCTTCCTCCCGAAAATCCAAGCCTTACTAGTGGGTCTACCGAACCACCACCTAGAAAACCTAGTCTTCTTAGTGGGTCTTCTTCATCAACAAAGGCTGGCCCTGCTTGTTGATCATAAGGCAGTCCTGTCATCTTGTCAATGCGTTCATCAGGCTCTGTTGGAACATTAGGAACATTAAGAACTTCGCCACCTTTTGCATATAAGAAAGGATTTACAGGGGCCTTTACATTTTTTCGTTCATCTTTAAAATGAGGTAAACCAAACCTTTTCAATTGTCTATTCAACTCATTAGCATACGGAAGTACACTAAGAATATCTTCAATAGCCCCTTCATAATCTTGATCTTCAACTAAATTTTCATAGGCACTACCAACAGCTTCTGTAAACCCAGCACCCCAACTCCACGAAGGACTCGCCGCCTGCGCTAAACTTTCTCCTTGTTTTAATTTATATTTCCAAGCACCTCCGACCCTACTAATAAACCAGTTATTGAAATCAGATCCCATATCTAACGCATGATGCAAAAAATTAACAGGCTCAAAATCTTCATCAGGATCAAAAGAAGGCTTCGCTACATCTTTAAAAAACTGAATTGCTCCGTTTGCTATAATATTCGCACCCAGTATTCTAACAAATAACTTAGCATCTCCTTCTTCAATACGTCCTATAAGGGCATTTGTCTGGGAAGTTTTAGCTTGCATCCAAGACGCAAATTGTCCGAGTTGCCGAATAATAGGATCTCTATGTTGAGTAAATAAAAGTCTGTTACCTACCTTTGGTATAAGCCTATCCCTATCCATCACCTTCATCCCTGCCCTAGTAAGAATTTCTTTTCCTAGGTCATCATCAAAAGCTTCGTTAGCATTTTTAAATTTTGATATATGAGAAAGGTCTGAGGTTTGTAATCCCATTTCTCTAAGCTCACGCTGTAGTGCAAAAGTCATTTTTTTATTTCGTGCAAATCCTTTTGAAATATCAAAAGCTCTAAAAGCTCCTGCATCAAATGCAAATCTTCCTGCTTGTTCTGTAATTCTTTTTAATTGAACAATTTTAAAAAATCTTCTTTGCTCTCTATTTATAATATCAGTGTAACTAGATAAGGGATCGTCACTCCGAACCATAAAAGCCTGCATTTCTGCTTCTAAATCATCGTTATATTTCAATCCAACACGCCTAGACGGGCTAGATTCAGAGAGGCTAAGCCTAGATCCAATTGCTTTAGTCGCGGCCTTTAGAGATGTGCCTTTAAACGGAGCAACAAAATCTCCTAAAGAAGGTATGGCTACTCTAGTTAGATAAGTCATATTAGCCAGAGCTACCATAGATTGAGAAGGAAGAGATATAAGTTTAGAGCTAGCGCCCGGAGTAGAATAAATTCCGTATTTTCCGAAATAAGCATTTATGCTGTCCCGCATATAATCTTTATAAGTTGTATATTCAGGACTACGGGTGGAAATACCAGCCTTCTTAAAAGAAGAATTAACTAACTTAAAAGCTTCTGTTATAAATTCTGAATTGGGACCAAACACTTTAGCAAATTCTCGAATATCAATCGTTTTTTTAGCGTATGTTTGGAAAACATCCCTAGAATTTAAATTTATAAAACCAGCCTCGGCCAATGCTTTTCTTGTTGCTGGGTCTTTAATAAATCTTTCTTGTTCAAAATGATTCATAAGCGGACGCACTTTATAATTTGGACTTACAATACTATCCAATGCATAATGTTTTCTAGTTTCTGCATATCCAGCTCTTCTCATAAACATTTTTTCAAAAAAATTGTCTATTTGTGTCTCTTTGTTACCCACATCCCCAGATAGTCTGTACTCTCTAGCGGGTAAATTATCAAATAGAATTTTTTTAAACTTTTCTGGGTCTTTATTTACCTCTCGAAAATTATATAACTGGGCCATACCGTAATCATCAAGTCTTTCAAATGGGATATTAAGACGTTCAATACTAGATGCTAATTCATCTCTTTGTCTCTCAAGCATTGGAACAATTCTTCTAACTTCATTAATCTGTTCTTGAGTTAATGGTGTAGCTAACCTATTTCCTAGTCCTCTATATCCCGCTTTAATATTATAAGCATTACCGTCCGCAGCAAATTTATTGAGAACTTCTCCAACAGTTGTTAATACATCATCATCATTCCTTGATCTTCCTAATATTTTCGCAAGATCGAGATTCCAAGCAGTCATTTCTTCGAAGGCTTTGCTCTCTATGGAGTGAGTACCGCCTCCGGGTCTGTTAAATAATAGATTACCTACTACTTTACCAATACCTCCTAAAGAATCTAATTTTGTACTTACTGAAGAAGCAGTTAAAAATTTAAGATTTGTATGGCTCATCCATTTACGCCACTGGTCATTGATAGTCATTTCTCCAGTTTCTTTATTTAACTGGGAAATACTAGCGGCTTGTATTTTTCCCTGCCATTTCATTAAAGCTGCACCACCGACTGTCCAAGCTACTGTAGATCCATAGCCATCTTCAGTGTCAGCAAAAAATTGACTTGCTGTAAACCCACCTATTGCACCAAAGGCCGGTCTAGCCAAGTGTCCAAATATCTGGTCTGTGCTACTTCGTATAAGATGTTCTACCATCGAAGGGTTAAGTTTTTCTTGTTTAATTGCAGCATCAAAAGTTGCTTCAAACAAATCGTGACCATCCATCATTCTATTTATTGTATTTTTAAAATTCCTTAATGATGCAGAAGCTAATTTTTCTTTTAACTCATTTTTAGTTTTTTTAAGATCTTTTTTAGTTTGTTTAAGTTCTTTTAGCTTTGCTTTTTCTTTTTCAGTCTTACCCTTACCTATTTTATTTATCTGTGATGAGACATCTTTTATCTGTGATGGGATCTTTTTTATCTGTTCAGTCCACCCTATTATTATACGTAGATCTTCTGAAAGATCTGTAGCTATTTTAGGATCAGGCATAAATTTAGAATTTGGAGCATTTATTAAGTCTTCGGTAGTTTGCTTAACAAAATCTATAGTATCTTTTTCAACCTCGTATCGTCTACCAGATAATAAAAATTCTCTATGTGCATTTGCAAGTTCAGCATTAGTAGCGTTTGCTGGTAGGCGATTAATACTACCTAAGCCCTCCCTCCTATCTCTTAGAATTTCGCGTATAGGACGCATATCATTTTGAACTGGATCACTATCTACAACCTTTATGGGAGTAGGTGTCTCATTATCAAGCGTATTTATTGTTCTTGCAATTTCGTCAGATTCTCCAACACTTTCATTTACAGTTCTATTTAAGTTTGCATTCTCAACTTCTGTTATAATTTTATTACTTTTTCGTGTTGTCCAAAATTTTTGGAGGCCGTGACCAAAACCACCTAACACACCACCAAAAGCGGCTGTAAGCGCTAAACTACTAGGGGAGGTCAAATATTCATCTCTTTCTACATGACCAAAACCTGCCTGAAAAGTGGCAGCATAAGCACCACTAAGTCCTGCCGTACCTAGATAACCCATTCGAGCCGCTTTTCCCCAAGGTAACATCCAAGCTACCGGGTCTATAAAGGCAACCCCAAGACGCCCCGCTGTCATATAACCGTCTTCTTCGTAAAAAGAAACGCCTCTAAATTCTGGAAATTCTTGGTAAACTTTTTCTAGATTTTCGACGCTTACTTCATCCATAGCTTGGGCATAAGTTTTATCTCCATCGAGCAAAGCCCTGCCCGTAGCTTTACCCATATCCCATAGTATTCCAGCAACCATAGGTTCCCTAGCTGCACCAAATTGAACTCTGCGATCTGTAGAGATGTGAGAAAAGTCACCATCTATTTCTTCTTTAGACAATGACGCATCTAATATAGGATTAAAAACGTCTGCTTCTGTACTAATTTCTTGTCTAGTAGATATTGGCGTGGCTAGTATAGGATTAAAAACTTCTTCTTCTTCTTCTTTTTTTTCTACACTAACTTCTTGTTCGGTGGATATTGGAGTATCTAATAAAGGATTAAAACCCTCTGGTCTTAACTTGCTATCTACCACAGCCAAACGCTCTTCCTCTGAAGGTTGCTCAGCAGATTGAGTTATTAAAGCGCCTTGATAGGTTTCTTCAGAAGACTCAGTACGTTTTAGATCTTCTAATAACTCTAGCGCTTCTTCTTTAGTTTTACCTTGAAATATTTCTTGAACTTCTTCTAAATCTTCAGAATAGGAAAAACTATCTGGGTCTAAATAGCCCGGACCTAAAAACGATAAAATTTCCGCCTGTGTTAAACTTTGTGCCATTTAGTTAAGATGCTCTTGAAAGTAAAGAAGGCTGCTTACTTTCTGCTTCCATTGCACGTATATAATTTTCAATCTTACCTTCATATGTAGTTACCCGCTCTTCTTTAGATAAATTCAGCCAACCTTTCATATGTACTTGTCGGCTTTTCGTTACCTCTTGAGCTTCTTCAAATTTATCTGCAACCCAACGCCTTCTCACTTTGGCAGGATGTTCCTCTTCTATAATACCCTTACTTTCCGATAGGGATGACGGCACCTCTGTTACATTTTCATCCTTTACAATAGAGACTTCTATATTTGGTTCAGAGTCACCTAAAGTTCCACCCTCTGCATCAGATTCACCACTTATAATTTTCCTTAAAAAAGTGTCGTTTTTGTCTAGAGGTATTCCGTAGTTCTCTGCAAAGCTCTCTCTAACGCCCTGCATATAAAGATAAGTTGAATTATGCAAATTTTCATGCCCTGCCTCTTCTTTTAAAATATGTGCGGCATCTACCATATTTCTAGTGACCGTATTTAAATTTTTTATTGTCGGCGCTTCTCCCAATAATTCATTAATAGACTCAATACCTAGCTTTTCGCTAAGGTTCTTTTTACCATCGTCTGTTATACTCCAACCATCAGTAAGTTGTTTCTCGGTCAAGGTTGTATTTATACCATCTTGATTTATTTTTATTTCAAGCCTCTGAGCATCGGCATTATCTGGCCCTGCGTTGGGCTTGACTATATTACTTCCAGCACCTCGCTTATTTAAAAAATCCTTTATAAGATTTTGTCCGCCTTCTTTATCTAATATATCCAGCGTTACGACAGGAGTTGTCTGCTGAGTAGTTTTATTTGTATGTGAAGAAGTTTTTAATCCTACATTATTAAGAATCTGAGTATTAACATATTTGGTATATAACTCTTTTACTTCACTTTCTCGAAGTGTAGGTAACTCAGTCTCTGCTATTCTTAAATCTTCCATAACTTTCATATAGTCGCCGCCAAAATTATTACCAACAGTCTTTATCACATTCTCTACTCTAGTATTTAAGTCGGTTATTGTGCTTGCATATGTAGTAGGGTCTTCTCCCATCTTAGCAATAGTTAGTGGGGAACCTTCAAAAACTCCTGTAGTAGGATCTATATCCCTATCTTTTGAAAAGAAACCAGATTTGTAAGGATTATAAATATGATTAGCTTGACTCATGAGAGAAGCCCTAGCAGTAGGACTTGCCGCTGTTAATACATTTTGGTTCATAAAGTTTATATACGGAATCTGTTTTTTAATATAGCCTTGATTTAATATATTACTAAAATTAATCGCTCTCTCTTCTGAGTCTGGCATTTCCTTATAACTTGGCGCTACAGCAACCATCGCCCTTATTTGGTTAGGATCACCTGCCTTAATATCCCGTAAATAATCAATCCACAATGGGTTTGGATTTTCGCTACCTGTAGCCTTATCTATATTATCTTGTATTGTCCTCTGAAATAAAAAAACATCGGTGCGTCGATGAGCTGCTCTTGCTTCGTGCTCGCGAAATTTAACAAGTCCTTTATCATCGTGCGCTTTTTGAATTATACTTCTCATTGCTTCATCAGATTCTAAAAATGTACCGTGCCAAATGGTATTTATATCTTTCTGAATTTCTTCACCACTTATAAAATCCTTCCATTTTTCTTGATTCCCTTCTGTATTTTTAAAATTTATATAATCACTTCCTAATAATAATTTTTGAGTAGCCTTTCTAATTTGGTCATCGGTACTTTCTCCTGTAAAAAAATTTTTAGCTCTTGTAAAAATTCTACCGCCTGTCGTCTTGTTCCACCAACCATCACTCTCTTCTACTCTTCTATTTAATTCCTCTAAACTGCTAGGTAGATGATCATATTTCTTTTTTAATGCTAAAAACTCTTCAACATCTTTATTGACTTCTATCGTTACCTCTGGCAAAGAAGCGTCCCAATATTCATTCCACATTTGTTGATTATTATCCACACCTAATGCGCCATGGTTTTTTATCCAGTTTGTTAGCTGGCGTTGTTTAACGTTTGCTAATGCTCCTTCATTAATATTTCTTGAGTCCCCCTTCATGCTCTTTTCTCGCTCCACTATCACTCTTTTGTTCTCAGCATTATATTTTATCATGCTTTCTATATCTGTACCGCGCTGACCTTCCATAAGACCTTTAGAATGCCTACCTAAGAAAAGTTGTTTAGCTCCTTCACCAGCTAAACCTACTACTTCCTTAACTACGGGGCCTGCGGCTTGAGCCAGAAGCAATTGTTGCCAGTAAGGCATACCTCTATCATCACGCCTAGCTCTATATCGTTCAGCGCCCATACCCATGAGACCTGTTAATCTACTCGCCATTTTATGTCTCTCCTCTTTTTGCCATTAAAGACGGAGCATTTTGTATTTTCTCGTCTAAGTTTATTTCTTGATCATTCTGAGGATTTTTAATTGTTTGAAGTTTATTACGAAATATATTAGTATCATCCGGCTCTCCTTCGTCATCTTCATCTTCATCTAATATAATAATATATTTAATATCTTGCTGTTCTGCTAACCCCATTAACATATAAGCTAAAGGCTCTGCAAGTAACATCATTAAATCTGGATTAACAAGACCATTTTCAAAAGCTTGAGTTAAGAACATTTGAACAAGATCCATTATTGGTACACGCTCTTTAATAAGCTTCATTAACTCAGGAAAAGTTTCTTCATCTAAGAATAAATCACTAAAATAATTAATGGCTTCTTCTTTTGTTGTAATTTGTGGGGGCTTTTCCCAAGCATTAGGCGTTTCTGGATTGTCAGTTAGAGACTGCCCCGGAATAGGGCGCTCTGTCCTAGCTGCATGTTTTCTAAAGTCTTCGTTAGAAATTTCCATTATTTATCCTATACCTGTCCATAGTTTTGTAAATTTGGAAAGTGTGCAGCAAGGTAGCCCGGATCGTTGTTATATAAATCCCCAAATTGGGTAATTTCTTGACCAGATCCACGCGCAGCTACTGTTTCAAAATAAATATCCTTTTGCCTTCCTCGATCAAACGCATGACCATATGCAAATCGTCGTGGATCATGAGCACCCGGTCCTTCATTTATTTTTTGTATTGCTGCCGACGTAAGCGTATTTTTCGTCGCGTCCCTCCAGCTAGGATAAGCATCTTGAAATCCTTCCACACCTTCCCCCCACGCTTTTTCCAAAAGATTTCCGGTTTCTTGTTCCGCAGATAGTGGAGCTAGTGTGCCTTCTGGGTAATAGGATTCTGGTAGATATTCTGCACGTACAGATTTTGGATCTAAAGATACACTAGGTTTAGCCTGAGTATGCCACTCTTTTTCCCTCGCTAAGTGATAAGTTTCGGGATCTTGACTATATTCTAGTTTACTAAGAGGAGTTGTATCTTGATCTATAAGTTCTGTCCCTACGTCACCCCTTAAAAACTCTGTTCCTTCTTCAGTACCTAAAAACTTTTGTACTTCTGCTTGCCCCTCTGGAGTTTTTATAAAATGCTCTGGAGAGTCAAGCCACGCACGTTCATCAGCTTTATGATAGGCTACTTCTTTAGTGACTGATTTAGAAATAGGCTTTCTATCAAATAGAGAAGGCTCTGCTTTTGTAGTAAATGTTTCGTATCGAGGCGCGTATTTTCCTGTTGCTGTATCACCTACAATTTTTCCAATATTTTTTCCTTTTGTTGCGAGATCACCCCAGCCGGTCTGAACTTTATCCGCAGCGTTATACAATGTTTGACTTATTTGATTACCTGTTTTTGTTGCACTTCCAGTAACGGAAACTGGGTCTATAAAAAATTTAGATCCCGATGCAGGCCCACCTATTTCTGCACCTACTTTTGATATTGTATTACCCACCATTCTGGCTGAGTCTGTTACAAGACCAACCGCAGTATCAGTAACGCTTGTCACTGCTCCTTTGATCGCTGAACCTGCTTCTAAGGCAGTAGATAAAACGGCATGAGTTACTCTAGCTACCCCCGCTGTAAATCCTTGCCCCGCTGCTGTTGTCGCTAAACTCGCCATAAAGCCCGAGCCTAACGAGGTTAAAGCCCCCATCGCAAAGTTAGCTAATCCGGGCATAATTAAAGCCATTCCAATTTGACCAAAGATACCTAGTTTGTTTACAAATTTTCCTACAGCACTAAACCCTTTCATAATCTTTCGTCCTATCCATTTAAAACCACTACCGATACCTTTAAAAATTTTTTTAAAAATCCCCATTACGATCTCCCTTTTATAAATACATTCCGAATATAAGTTTTTCCAACGGATCAGCAATTTGCGCAGCAGCCTGTCTAGCACTACCATCGCCCATTAATTCTGGATTGCCATATATAGATGCTAGTAGTTGCATTGCTCTTTCTTTGTCACTTTGTAATGCTTGCTGATCAAAGGACGCAGTATCTCTCATTTTCTGCCACAAGTAATTTTGCTCTCCCATACTCATATTAAAAGTCATTTGAGCAGCCGCTTGATTTGCAGCGTTTTGAGCAGCCGTATCTATTGTATTAGCCTGTCTCCTCCAAGCAATATTAGATTGTTCAACAACCTGTGCATTTTGTGCATTCCATTGATCTCTTTTAAATTCGTTTGTCGCATCAAATAAGGTTACTTGTTGTTGGGCTTGACTATTGTATTGATCTGCCGCCAACTGATTTTGTGCATTAATAGCATTCATACGATTCAGTTCTGATGAATTAAATTGACTCATTGCATTCAATGCGGCAGTATTAGAAAGTTCTATCTGCTGTGCAAGTCCTGCCATAAATTGATTTTTTTGATTTTCAGAAGTTGCATTAAATTGGCCTGCAGCATTTTCAGCAGATTGATTTGAAAGTAACCTTTGTTGTGTAAGCTGTTGGTCAATAATAATACCCTGCTGTTCATTATTTAAATTAGCCATATTCATCTGTAAGAAGTTCTGTGCGTTGGTTATCGCTAATTTTGTATTTTGATCAACCGTCGCTAAATCCATTGTCGCCATAGTCGTAGCATTTTGTATTGCACTTTGTTGCCTTGCATTAAAATCTGTTACAGTCATAGACTGCATAAACTTACTGTTGGCTATTTCTACTTGCTGAGCAGCATTAAATTTAGACATGTCTATATTAGCAACTGTGGCTGCGTTAGTTACGGCTCTTTGCTGGTCAACATTTAATTGAGCAAGACCCATTTGTGTCGCAATACTTGCTTGGAGCTTATTCGTTTCTAAAGTTTTATTTAGATTTGCAAGTTCTGTTTGTTGAGATGCTGTAAGATTTTCTGAAGATGCTTGGTTTAGCGCAGATAAATTAGCGAGTCTCATTTGCTGATCGCTAGAAAGGTTTGCGAGATCCATTTGCTGTTTAAAGCCAGCATTCTTTGCTAGGAAATCCGCAGCTACTTGAAACTCTGCAAGCTTTTCTTGATTTTCAGCGGATTGATCTGCACCTGCCCTTTCAGCCTCAACTTGCAAGTTAGCCATTGCCATCTGCTGCTCGTTACCTAAATTTTGAGCATTCATAGCTTGTTGGTTTTGTACATTAAGCACAGCGGACTGTTGTCGATTCTGCAAGTTTTGTAGTGATGTCTGCTGCTGCTGCTGTGCTGTAAGCATTACACCTTCTTGTTTAAACTGACTCTGCATGACTTTCATTTGTTGTGACATCTGTGCAGATTGTGATTCAGAAGTTTGACGATTAGCAAGGTTTGCCATACGACGCTGCATATCTTGAGTAGATTGTGCTAGATTGGCCTGCTGTTCATTACTTAAATTTTGAGCGGCTCTTTGCTGTAAAGCCTGAGCATTACTTTGGGCTATTGGTAAAGCACTTTGAATAATGGCATTAAATAGAGCATCTCTTCCTACAGAAGAAACTGATAATCCTCTTTCTGCCATTTGCTGATTAATTGCAGCGACTGCTGGCCTAGCCCACACAGGAGTTTTGCCTTCGTCCATCCCCGCAAGAAGACCTTCTATTTGAGAAGATACCAAGGCTTCTGTAGGCAGTGCGGCAACCGCTGCTTGAACTTCCACAGGCTGGTCATCTATTTGGGCTGTTACAGAGGCGGGATTTTCTACAATAGCTGCTGAAATATCGGGTGGTAAAGCACCAGTTTCGGCAATCATAGACGCTGCCGCCGCAGTCGCTGCAGTCCCTGTTACAGTTCTACGTTGAGAAGCTTCGTAACCTGCTGTATTTATAATTTCTGCGGCTTGTCCCGATGCAGGCCCACCTGTAATAGCTTCACGTTGCGATTTTTCAGCTTCTGGAGTTGCGGCTACCGTGACTGTTGTTCCTGTGACTTTATCTACCATCGACTCAGTAGACATATCATAGTCCGCTACTTTAGCTTGTGCAGCAGCTTCTTGTCCAGCATCTCTCTCCGCTGTTTGTACTTTACGAGCCTCTATACCTTCTTTTTTCTTTTGTAAATTCCAAAGCTCTGTTTTTTCAGCCCCTGTTAGCTCTCTAATTAGATTACCATCAGCGTCTGTTTTACCTTGATTAGCTTGTAATGCAGATAAGTTAGCGATCTGTCTTTGTTCCTCAACAGAAAGAGTTAGAGTTTCAGCTTCAGCCACCCGTGATACCGTTCCTTGTGCAGCTTGTGTAGGTGTTAAGTCTCCTACTTTTGCAACCGGCATTTTCGCCGTTGTAATGGGATCTTGTTTTCCTGCTTCAGCAGTGACACCATATGACGCTCCTTGGTGAAGAGCCGCTACATCTTCTGGCGCATCAGTTGCTTCTCCAGTTTTTATTACAGACTTGAGTGGGTCAGCCTCTGCTATTGTGTCATCTGTATAGGCTGTTTTAATTTCAACTCCGGGTATTTCACCAACAGTTTTAGTTGTTCCGGGCAAAGCTGGAGTTGTAATTGACCCTCCGTTTGCTGCACCGAGGTCTCCTCCTTGATCTCCTCCTCCTTGATCTCCTCCTCCTTGATCTCCTCCTCCTTGATCTCCTCCTCCTTGATCTCCTCCTTGTCCTTGGTCTCCTCCTCCTCCTCCTTGATCTCCTCCTCCTTGTCCTTGGTCTCCTCCTCCTTGTCCTTGATTTCCTCCTCCTTCTCCAAGACCCCCTGTCCAAGTAGAGTTCGCTCCAGTTCCGTATGTTGCGATGTGTGTGCCGTATACTAGTTTCGAACCTTTATGATAATATACACCATCTCTAAGCTCGTAATCGCCTCCGGGATTAAAAAAACCACCACCTTCAAACTTCTTACGGTCTACATAACCACCCTTACGAAAGTCAGCCCGATTCTTTAGCGCTCTTATTCTAGACATGTGATAACCCCACTAGTATTGACCCCATACAACTTACCATTGTTATAACAATAAGCCAAGCTAACTTCTCCCACCGTGCCGAATGAGCTTTGGTTGCTGTTTTTAATTCACGTAATTCCACAGCAGATTCTGCCCATCTCTCGGCACATTCTTTTTCGTGCTTTGCAATTCTTTCGAGTGCCGCTAATGCAGCTTCATCTGCATTCATTAAACTGGTTGATTATCTTTTAAATAAATATCCTTGTTTCCACCAGATACTTTAGGTGGGTCTGGATTAGCAACATCATTCGCGCCGCCACTAATTTTTGGAGCATCATTAAGATAAATTGGAGTGCTCGCAACTTTAGAGACTTCTGGTGAATAAATATCATTAACGCCCCCTGGAATACTTGCAGGGCCTCCGTTGGGTGGATTCAGCTTATCTTGCGCTGAGGGCTGCATACCACTTTTAGGATATGGAAATTTTTCTCCGTTCATATCAGGCATTTTATTTTCTCCTTTTAACTATTGTCTATTTTAATTTTACTCATCGACGTAGGCTTTTCCCGCTGCGACCGCTTCGGTATAAGATGTTTTATTGTTGCTTGACGCGATATACCAATCTTTTGCCGCTTGAAGCTCAAGATGCCCAGTATTACTAGCTATCATCCGCTTCACTTCGGCAGCAGTGCGGCACATTTGTAATGCTTCAGTATCGTCAGCAACAGTTGCGTTGATTAGTGTGACACTATCGTCCATAGCGGAAAAATGAGCAGCGATCTCCTCTTCGGTTGGTGCATCAGGCATTTAGCTTCTCCTTTAGTTCTTTGACTTCGGCGGACAGTTCTTGCACTGCTTTAATCAGGGGTATTACAAACATCTCACGACTAACGGTCTGGCTACCATCCGACCGCTCATCCCAACCTCCGAAGGTATCACAACCCGATTTATCGAGAGCTTCTTTAACTTCTTGAGCAATCATCCCGTGCATAACAGCGTCAAGATTCATAGTGTTCTCTTCGCTGTATTCATCCCACTCCTCAGGAAACTCATTTGAAGGTTTCCATTGATGAGTAACAGTTCTCAAATTGTTGATAAACTCAAGACCCAAGGTGTCATCTTCAATGTTGCGTTTTTTACGTCTGTCTGAAGTTCTTGTCCAAGTGGCATCTGTATCGTATTCGTTCTGAATAACATTTCCGGCTGAACCAATCGTAACTTGAGAGTTTTCTCCTCCGGTTATGTTATATCCGATGACAATTTGTAAATCTCCACTGTTGGCAGAAGGATCAGTGTAAGCACCAATACATATATTCTGGTCCCCAGACGTAATTACATCTCCAGCTTGATACCCCAGTGCAGTGTTGTGTGCCCCGGCAGCGGTGTTCAACAGCGAAAAAGATCCGACTCCGGTGTTGTAACTACCAGTGCCGTAATAGATCGATTGATGCCCGATACCGACGTTGTAGAATCCGCTGTCCACCGTAAAAACAGCCAAGTATCCTATTGCAACGTTGCCATAGCCGGTTCGACAGTTATAGAGCGTGGCATGGCCGTAAGCCTGATTGTAGCTGCCGGTCGTACTTAACAGCATCGATGCATATCCCGTTACGGTGTTGGAGAGCGCTGTGGTCGTGTTCTGCAATGATTGAGAGCCACAGCCTGTATTGTAAGACCCTGTAGTGAGAGAGGTTAGCGTGTTATAACCTACTGCGGAATTAGAAGTGGCGACAACTTCTGGGTCTCCAGCTTTATTCGCGCTCTTAAGCGTCAGACTCCCAATCGCGGTATTATAACTATTCGTGGTGGCCGCTTCGAAAGCTGCATGGCCTAACGCTGTATTATAAGTACCCGTGGTTAGGTCGTTTCCCGCCTCAGCACCTATAAGATTGTTGTAATTACCCCCAGATGCAATGTTGGTACCGGCATTAACACCCGCCCGGAAGTTCGAGGTTCCTGCCGTGGCAGTAATGAGTTCCGCGCCAGCGGCAAAGGTTACGTCTGCGGCAAAGTTAACAGCACCGTCTACATCTACTGCGTCTAGGTTTGCAGTGCCATCTATGTCTATATTTCCTGAAATATCAAGTTCAGTAGCAATAATCTTATCATTAAAGGTAGCTGCTCCTGCTTCACTCATATCCAGCGTTAATGCTGTAACTGCACTACCGCCGTCGTCACCTTTAAAAATAATATCTTTATCTTGTACACCGGAAGTAATGACAGCATCACTAGAACTATTAGTAAAGGTTAATATCGCTGTGCCACCGTCTTTAAAGATTACGTCAGCACCATCAGCGTCTAATATAATATCTCCAGCAGAATCTAAAGTAATTGTAGTACCGTCTGCTTCAAAAGTTCCATCGGCTGTTATAGTTATATTGGCTGCTGCGGCTGCGGCATCTGTCGTAACAATACTAAGTGTTCCGTTTGTTCCAGCAGTAAATACCGCAGTATCACTTGACGAGCCTGTCATTGTTACTACCTTGCCGTCAATAGCAACATCATCTACGGTCAGTGCGGTAAGAGTTCCAAGACTTGTAATATTAGTCTGTGCGGCAGTAGTTACTGTGGCTGCTGTACCACTAGCATTTCCTGTTACGTTGCCTGTTAACGGCCCTGCAAACGCATCCGCAGTTACTGTACCATCAAAGAAAGCATCCTTAAACTCTAATGAGCTTGTTCCTAAATCTATTTGATTATCTGTTACAGGATATAAGGCTCCCGATGTTAGTGTTAATCTAGCGGCATTATCTACTTTAAAATCAATTTCATTAGCTGTACCAAAATCAATAGCAGTCTGAGCATCTTCGCCTAAGATTAAATCGGTAGCATAAATTGAAGTAATGCCTGTTTGTGCTGCATCTACAGCAAGGTCAATTGTATTATCTCCATCTTGATATGTTACTGTTATACCACTTTCAGTATTACTTGAGAACATAGCTCCTGATGTATCTGCAATATATTCAGCTAATGTAGTCCCATCAACTGTAATAGCATCAGCCTCTAATGTACCATCAATATCTGCATTGCCTGATATATCTAATGATCCCGCATCTAATTCACCCGATATTGTAAGTAATCCACTTGAGGGATTATAAGTTAATCCTGTATCTGTCTCTAATCCTTGAGTTCCTGTAGCACCATCTACAAATGTGGGGTATACAGTTTCATCCGTTGAATTATTAGCTGAAGCAGTAATGCTTGTTGCTAGATCAGCAGTACCAGTTACATCCCCTGTTATATCTCCTACAAAAGCAGTAGAAGTAATTGAAGTTGCACCTGTGACTACCCCCGCATCTATACTAATTGTACCATCTAATAAAATCGCAGAACCAGAAGCAGGTTCAATGTTAATTGCTGCACCAGAATCTAAAGTTAAAACACCTGCCGAATCAATATCTACTGTACCATCCGCTGTGATTTGAATGTTTGCTGCCGCTGCTGCTGCGTCCGTCGTAACAATACTCAGTGTTCCGTTAGTGCCAGCAGTAAACACTGCGGTGTCACTTGCTGAACCCGTCATCGTAATAACTTTGCCGTTTAGGTCAATGTCATCAATAACAGCTTGAGTGATTGCGCTGTTCGTACCTAACGTGGCTCCGTCTATGGAACCTCCATTGATGTCAATAGTACTGAAGGTGTCTATGGAACTTTCAAAGTAAGTCTCAAAGTCCGTAAGCGCAACCTGCTTCATTGTTCCTGCATCATTTACTACAACTCTATCCGCGTCTGCGAGAGTTGTGCTAGTGGCACTTGTATCACCATCTATAATATTTAGTTCTGCTGCGGTACTTGTCACACCATCAAGGATATTAAGTTCCGCTGCGGTACTTGTCACACCATCAAGGATATTCAGTTCCGCTGCGGTACTTGTAACACCGTCAAGGATATTCAGTTCTGCCCCTGTAGACGTTACTGCTGTGCTTCCTATTACTAAGCCACTTGCAGGTACAACGACTCTAGCAGCACCACCAAGAATTAAATCATCTGCTGAAGTATCCCAGAGCATGTATGCACTTGCAGTGTCACCAAAGAACTTAACGTCATATCCAGTATCATCTACGCCTACCGTAACTGTAGCGTCAATCTGAACGGCTCCATCAATATCTACAATATCTAAATTAGTAGTACCATCAATGTCAGCATTACCACTAATGTCCAGTGTAGCTGCATCTAGTTCTCCTGATATAGTAATATTAGTACCACCAGTTATTGCACCATCCATTGCAACAGCACCATTAATATCTATTGTAGTTGCAGTTAATTCTATTTCAGTATCACTTACAAGGTCTAATACGCCGTCTGCACTTTGATAAATATAAGTACCGCTATCGCCAAACTGTAGTTGGTCGGTACTAGAAAGAAGTATTCCTGTATCTGCAACGTGCGTGATGGTGACATCTTGGTCATCACCAAAATTTATAACTGCTCCATCGGCTAAGAATAAATCTGAGAACTCTAATGCGCTTGTTCCGAGTGCAGCACCGTCAGATGCGTCAGGTACAAAAGCGGTTGTCGCGGTTATTGTAGTACCTTGAATAGTGCTGGAACCTGTTAAAGCTCCTGTAACTCCTAATGTACCAGCAACTGTAGCATTGACATCGACATCTAAAGTATCAATATGGGCTGTACCATCTATAAATAAATCTTTAAATTCTAACGAAGATGTTCCTAAATCTATATCGTTGTCTGTAACTGGTGAAATAACACCATCAGATATTCTAATTTGTTCTACTGCACTTGAAGAAACTTGTACAAAAACACCCCAACGGTTATTTGTACTGTCCGCTACGATCTTATTTAGAAAATCTTGATCACCTATTGTATGGACATTGCCACCTTCACCAGCAGTTCCATCATGTTGATGTCCCGTAGTTCCAGATGAAGCATAGGATAAAGAAGTTAAAAGCTGATTATATTCGTCATTAAATAATGCCGCTGTAATAGTATCGCCATCTGAAAATGAACTTTGTCTTGTGTATGCCGTTCCCATTCACTATCTCCTATTTGCTGGTGTGTAGTCTACATAAAGGCCATTTATGGCGTAAGGGGGATTAGAATCGTCTGTTCGTATTCTAAAATTAGAAGTAAACCCAGCGCCCTGTACTGCCTGCCTAACCATTGGATCATTAGTTCCTCCAAAAGTTGAAGTAGCAAAAGTACCTTCTCCAAAAAGAGATGGTAAAGGTATTGCAGAAAGAGTATAGTCTGAAGGTTGAGGTCTATTCGTATCCTCGTAATCATATCTAACTCTTAGTATAGGCTCTGCCGTACCTTCAGGACTTACAGAAATTTTTACATAGTTTATACTTTTCCTAGTTCCAAAATCTCCAAAATCATAATTGGGCGTTTCATAAGTTGCTCTTATATCAGCAGTCGTCCCCGAATGATAAAAAGAATTTCCTGAGTCATGAAGATATACATATCCATCACTATCTCCATGATATATTTTTTCAATACCAGCATAATTAAATCCTGATGTAACTGCTCTACATTGCACTCCTTTAGTTTCTGACCACTCAAAACCGTTAGATGTAAGTGATCCTATAATTCCTTTCGCGCCTGAAGACGCCTCTGAAGTAGTAGTATAAAAAATTCTATATTGAGATTTTTGTCTAAGAACTACACTATCCATTACATAAGTATCAATTTTTTTTGCTATATCATTTATAATAGATTGAATTTGACGGCTTACTGAACTAAGTTCTACGTCACCAATTCTTGCTGTCCCTGCAATAGTTCTTACACCATCTGGACTTAAAAATACTAAGTCGCCTCCAATTTCCTGTATGCTATGATTATCTAAACAACCTACATTTTTAGTTACCGGAGTAACAGCTATTGTTGAACTATTGTTAATATTTTGAAGTTTATAAATACTATTTTTACAAAAAATTACTAAGTCTTCTCGGAAAGATCTAATTCCAATTACTTTATCATCGAGTTTAATTGTGCCTGAACCTGTACTTGTAAAATCATCTATATCACTTGTACCACTATAATAAATTGTATTAGGATTATTACTATCGCCTGCTACAACTAAATGTGTATCATGTATTATACATGTCGTAGGATAAACCGTACCAGACACTGTTATTTCTTTAGCAAAATAAGTGCGGTTACTTAGTACTCCCGTACCCGTCATTTTAAAATAAAAAGGTTTAGTGGCTGAAGATTCATCGGTGATTACTAATTCACCATAAATTGAATCGCCTTCGTAAACTGTAAAATTACATTGGTCTTGACTAGTTCTAGCCGCTACAGACCTCCCTGTAAAAGTTGAATAATTATCTCCGCCCCCAGCTACTGAAGCCCTGTTGATTTGCAACCAAGTTTCACCGTCTAGTGTGAAATAAACATTTGTTCCAGAGCAAGCAATTAAGCCATCTGCATAAACAAAAAGACCTAAAATAGGATTAGTACTATTAGGTCGTGCCGCGTCATCACCGCCAAAAGGTGCAAAACCATTAATACGTCTATAGCCCCCATCGGAATCTACTTCAAAGTTTTCAAGTGATGTAGCAACTCCGGGTTGTGCAAGCATTTCAAACTGATTTAAATTAGTATTTAAACCTCCTTTGCACGAAACGCCATAAGGCATTGACTGCGCCATTATACGAACCTTATGCGGTCATCTTTAAAATAATTTGGAGTCGAGTCCATCAAATGTAGTTTCATTGTCTTTAATCCACGCTTATAATCTTCCATTGCAAAAGCAGAATTTTGTGCGTTATCTTTAAACTGATGTACATAATATCTTGCTCTATTTATAAGAACAGGTACATATAAGTCTGGAAAAACTATTTCGTCGCCATGTGCAGATAACTCTGTTGGTAAATTATAAGCATAAAACCAAATACGATATACTTGGTCTGGTATAGGAGACAACCCAAATTTTCTGTTATCGGGGCTTTTAATTACTCTACTTGGCGTTCCTCCCGTGGCTTGATCAGCATCGTCTTTATTCTGTCCGACACGAAAATAATCTTTCCACTCTTCGGTACTCGTATATCTTAAATTACGAACAGTATAGGGCGCACTCTCTCCACTAACGCCCACAGTTGAAAGCAGGAAATTATCCCAATCTACAGATCCATAATCATCTTTAATACTACTAGCGGCTGTTTTTAGCTCATACCAACGGGTTCCTGCAACGGTTTCAATATATGTATTACCGTACATGGGATCAGTCGCACCTGATTCTGCAACAGCTAAGAAGGGCCACTGAGGTTCTTCATTAACCATATCAAGATACGCACGGTTAACAAGATCTTTAACGTGTGTTTGAATCCCTTTAGAGTCACTAAAATTAGCAAGTGTTAATTCTACTTCATTAAGCTCTCTTAAAAGCTCATTAGATAGTTGAAGATACGTCGTCGCCATTTATTAATATCCTAAAGTTCTCATCCGTTGTTCAGAGTTGTATTTCATTCCTTGTTTGTGACCAGAATTATCAAACTTATCTTCTAGTTCAAAAATATTTTGATGGTTTTGTTTACCATCAGGAACTTTTACCATATCAGGCTCTTCACCCAACACACCAAAATCGAATATCATTGGTATCATTTTATCTTCTCCTTTTCTTTAGTCTCTTTCTTAAAGATCCGATCATAATTTTCATCGTATTTCTTTTTATCAAAACCTTTACGAAAACGACTTTCTTTACTTACAACTGTTCCAGTGTGCATTACAAAAGGTTTTTGTTCGCTTCCTAGTTGTGGCATGTTATAAAATCTCCAAAAAAGGTTTGGGGGCGATTAAGCCCCCGCGCCTAAACTACGTTAGTCGATTCCGTAGAACGCTGATACTAAAGCGCCGTCCCGTAGAACTTTGGAACCATATACGTGTAGACCACGCACAATGTCACCAAAGCTATCAGGGTCACGAATGACTTCCGTACTGGTTATTGTCTGAGCAGTTGCAGTAGACGAAATATGTCCACCAATACACTTACCAGCAGCGTTGCTAGTAGATGCGATATTGTTGGTTTTATACATATTAAATCCACGTAACTTACCAGAGCTAACTAGACCATTACGGATCGAGCCTTGACCAGCATTATAATCTACTGACAAGAGTTTCGAGGAGCTTTGAACAAGCACTTCGTAAAACTCTGGGT